CTGCTTCTGCTTGCGCTTGGCTTCTGCCTGTCGCTTGCGTGCCTCGGCTGCAGCTACCTTCTCTGCCTTGACACGAGCCTTGCGCTCTTTTTCTGATACTTGATGAGTGCCGGCTGTACTCTGCTTCTTAATGATAGTACCATCATTGTCCTTGCCATTGAAGCCATTGTTGCGCCATGGCTCTGGGTCATAGACTTCGAAGTGCTGAGACTCCAGCTCATTTATCTTGTCGATGAGCTTCTGCTGATACTGCTTTTCTCTTTCGACACTCTGTAGTAGCTGGTCCTTGTGGTCAGCTGCGAAGTTAAGTTTTTGAGTCTTGCCACCTGCAAATGGGTTTAGCCTATCCCAGAAGCGTTTCCAGTAACCTCTATTGTCATTGTTAGCCTCTCCTAACAGGTATTCATCTTCCGCTTGCTTAGCTATTGACTCTGCCAGCTTCTTCTGTAGGCCGTCGATGACAATCTTCTTCTTCATCATGTCAATGTACGACTGGATCTGCCTTGTTGCTTGACCGGTGCGCACTGCTTCCTCGGTGATGTTGCCGAGGTGTTCACGCATCAGCTTGCCGTTGAGTTCCTCCAGGGCTGCCTTGCGGTCTGACTCAGCTGTGGTGTTGGACTGGATGGCAGAAACGAGGCGCATGATGGATGCCTCCTCTTCTGCTGCCTGCTTGTTGGCATCTGTCACGGCATCATTGTAGTCACGCTGAGCCTGCTCAGCTGTGCTCGTCTCTTTAGACAGTGTGACGATTGCGGCTGTCAGACCGGCAACAACAGCAATCACAGCAGTGATCGGGTTGGCCAACAACACTTTGTTCCACAACATTTGCGCAGCTGTGGTCAGTTTTATTTCTCGTGTCAACGCCATCTGAACGATTGCCATGGTCTTGAGAGCAGATGTCTTAAGACCTACAAGGACGAGATGCGCCTTTTCGCGTAGAATCATGATGTTGAGCCATGCCATTTGCGCCTTCTCTGCGATCAACTTGGCCTTAGATACTGCAGTATAGGTGACGATGGCAGCTGTCAGCACAATTAATATGCGCCAATAATCTTTGACGAAATCAACGAGGGTTGAGAGTGCCCGAACTCCGAGACTGGCAGCAGATATGCAATATCGTGCTGCAGGATAGAGTTTCTGGCCCAGTTCTATGGAGAGATCCAGGAACTTCTTGCTCGCTTTGTCAAGTTGAGCCTGTACACTCTCGTTCTGTGTCTCGAACTCATTGAGGACGGATGTGCCTTCGGAATAGGCTTCGTTTGCCAGGTTCTGGGCAGTCTTGATGTCATCGAGCTTGTCTGCGAGGACGGTGAGGACTCCAGTAGCCCTGGATCCATCCATCTTCATTTCCTCGAACATTGGTGCAAGGTCGGCAAAACCGCCCTTGGCTCTCATGGCTGCCAAAAACTGGAGAAGTGCGCCGTTGGCATCCTCCTTCAAAGTCTTGGCGAAGTCCTTGACATTGAGTCCAGCAATCTTTGCAAACTTTGAGGAGTCCTGGAACATCTTAGCGAGGAGGTTCTGAACTGCGGTTGCAGCAGTCTCGTCTTGCTGCATATTCTGGTCAAGGGCAGAAGCGAGACCCATGATCTGAGCCTGTGTAAAGCCTGCCTGCTTGCCGACACCTGCCACACGGGCAGTGAAGTCAACGAGATAACCGGCAGAGGCAGAAGAATTCTGCGCCAACTCATTGACTGCAGAACCTGTTGCCAACATGGCACCTCGCAGACCTTTGGTCTTGTCTTCGCCGAACATCTGGGCGAGTTTACCGATTTGAGAGACTGCTTTATCTCCGAGGTCATCACCGAGGGCGACATTGATTTTATCGGCTCCATCTACGAACTCCTCAACTGCTGCAGTCGAAGTGATGCCGAGCCTTCCGGCATCTTCGGCTAACTGGTTGAGCTTCTGTCGAGGGGTTCGGGTGTCCATCTTTTTGAAGTCCTCGTTCATGCGCTCAACCTCTTCGGCTGCCTGCCCGGTATATTTTCGGACGTTGGTCATCTCATCGTCCATCTTGGCATACTCCTCTACACACTTTTTGACGGTGAAGGTGATGCCGGAGATTGCAGCGACGGCTCCAAGGGCAATGCCCTGCATTCGGTTGAACCAGTCTGCAGAGCGCTTGATCCAGGACTCTTGAGCTACGCCTTCGGCTCTGACTGCCTGCAGTTCAGCCTTCAGCTGCTTCGCCTTCAGCTCCATCTGCTTGAACTGCTCGGTACCACGCTCCATGCCATGCATCTGCTGGTTCAGTGCCTTGATGGAGTACTCCAGGTCACGGATGGAGGAGGTTTTGAGGTTGGACATGGTGTTATTGACCAGCTGCATCTGCCGCTTGGTCTCCTTGATGTCCACATTTGTGCGGTCAATTTCCTTGTCATACTGCTGCATGAGGGTGACCACCTTCTGCTCGCTCTGTCGGATGCGTTCCAGCTCTGCCTCCACAAGTTTCAGCTGCGAAGCTCTGGAGGCGTACATGGTAGATGTCGGGTCGTAGTCAGCCATCTGACTACGTAGCTTGGAAGCTGTGAAGTTGAGGTCATTGAGTGAAGCATGTTTCAGGTTTGACACCGTTGCGGTCATGCGTCTCGCTTCCTCATCAGCCTTGCGTGTTGCGCCCTTCAGGGCAAGCATCTGCTCCTTGACCTTTGAGAGTTGTGCATCCAGCTTGGCGAAGTCTGAAGGATCTGACGCTGCCTTCATCTGCCCCTTCAGATGTCTAGCAGCCTTCTCCAGCTGTCCGAGGCTTGCACTAGACAGGTTGTCGAGTGTCTCCTTGACGCTCATGGTCGAGTTCTTGAATTGCTTCATCTCTCGCTCTGCGGCCTTCAAATCCTTGGCGAGGGAAGCGCCTAAACGGGAATCGCCCGCCGAGAAGGCATCCTGTTTTGCCTTCTTCAGACGAGCGACTCTGTCCTCTAACTCTTTGAGTCGGTTCTTCGCCTCCTCAGAGTTGAGCTTGATGACTGTTGTATATACCTCTTGTCTTGCCATTATCGGGTGACTTGTATATAGCTGTTATATAATATGTTGGAATGGGGATTGAAGTTGATGACCTTGACATCATAGCCTTTGGTGCCCCACCGCCACCAGAGGAATCTGTGCTTGTACTGCCTGTAGACGATGGTCTGGAGGCTGTCTCTCGCCTTGTATGTCAAGATGGAGTCCGCCGTATTGAGACGGAAACTGAGCCATCGGTCGCTGTAGGTATAGACCGAGTCGCTGCGGTCAGTCTTGACCGTATCAGCAGTACTCAGACTCGTGCGCTGATCTGCCAAGACCTGGCCAAGACGAATGTCCAGGTCATGGAGCAGTTGGCGGTCGTAGGCCTGAATTTTGTACTCCTCAGCCGGCATCTGCAGCACCTGCTGCGTGATGACCGTGAGCGAGTCTCGGATGGTGTCTCGCTCGGCTGGAGCATACTGAAGTTTCAGCCCATTGAGCTGTTCTCTCAGTTCCTGCTCCGCTCGCTGCTGTCGATGGTCAAAAACCCAGAAACAGGCGATGATGACCAATATCACCGATATGGCCATGATGATTGACTTGAGATGTTTCTGCATAATCCTAGCTTTTTAGATGTCAGCATATTCCGGAATGGCATCGAAGCAAGGACACTCCTTGATGCGCTCCCATGGATCGACCACTCCATTGTGGTTCTTGTCAGGCGAGATGTCACGATGTCCCATGATCTTGGCTTCAGGGTAGCGGTTTCTCAATTCCTTGAGCAACTCACGCAAACCTAGTTTCTGTGCCTCTGTTCTGTTGTCGATAGCCTTGCCTGTGCGGGATATTCCACCCATGTATGCCACGTTGACTGAATCGAAATTGTGCCCCTTGACTCCGTTGGACGGCAGGTCTTCTGTCATGAGCTGCGTGCGCTTTCCATCTGCGGTTACGCCCCAGTGGTAGCCTGGATAATGCCAGCCTTTGTCTCTGAACTCCTTGAGCAAGACATCGACAGACCATGACTGTCGGCTTGCTGTGTAACTACTCAGCACCCCTATGGGCATGAGTAATCGTCTTACTGTTGTACTACAGCAAGAATTGCATTGAATTTAG